GTAATTGGATATCCTCTTTTTCTTTCTGAAATATAACAATTCTGCTCGTTTGTAAAATCTTTGAATTCTAATTTATCTTCTACAGATTTATATTCATTTAGTATTTCTTCATACCGATCACACAGCAAATTTAGTTTTGAAGAAAATGAAAATGAATTGTGATCTAAAAATAAACTTTTCATTTGTTATATTGTTTTTCTAAAAACTCTTTTTCAAGATCTTTTGCCATCTTATCATACTTCCACTTCATCATCAAGTTAGTGATGGGATTACGTGGATGAAACCTTATCATCCATAACATTCTTTCTGTATTGACTTTAAGTATCTTAAAAATTAGAGTTAAGTATATTGCAACATTCTCATCCATTACTATCATCGCACCAATGATAGAAAATGTTATCAACAATGTATAGTAATAGTTTTCCATAATTGTTTTATTTTATATGATCTTTTTGGAAATAATGAGATCGATATCATCAGTTATCATCGAACGTAAAGTATCAGGATTAGATCTAACCTTAGTAAATGTCAAGTCATCATTCTTTGTTTTTAATTTTAAATTATCTACTGATCTTTTAAAAATACCACTGGGACTTTTTTCTTTATTTTTACCAGTTATTTTTAACTGAATTTGCCTTGCTAATATTGCATTTGTTCTTCTTAAAGTTCTATGTAGAATATCACCTTCAACAAATTCACAATCTAAAATTAATTGTTTGTAACTATTAAAAGTGTCAATAGTTACATTTTCTATTCCTTCACTTTTAAGTGTTCGGTTAATAGATCTTAATTGTTCTACTTTTTCTGTTTTATTTTCCATAGTTAATCCCACCATAGTTCTAAAGATTTGAGAACACGAAAGAATTGTCCCGCATAGTATGTATCAGGATTATACATCTGCTGCAATTCTTTGATGTATGCAATGATACCTTCTGTGGCAGGATTTATCTCAAAAAACTCATAGAACCGAAAGACATTGAACTTTTCATTATATTGGAACATCGTATTCCAATTTTCCTGATATCCTTTGGTGTAAACATCCTCTCTTTCAAGATCGTTGAGATTTATGAATTCAAGAGTGATCAGTTCAGACTTCTCTTCTGTTTCTTCTGGATCGTCATATTTAATTCCATCCAACACATCCTTTCCCGTTTTCTTATTAATTACACGAAGACCATCGGAATATTTCCGATGAAGGTCCAAATCCTGAACAATTTCTGACTTTTTCCACTCATTACATTCGTCCAGAAACTTCTGCTTTGTGCTGTAGTATTCATCATCAGTATCAGACGCACGAAAAACAAGGTTGATTTTGTAGCAACCTTGTTCGTGAAATGATGGCCACTTTCGGTGAGAAAAGTGCAGTATTTCAAATGAGGATTGGTTCTTCATTTTTTGCCTTCAGTTCATAGAGATATTCTAGCAGAGAAACCTTGATTTCCTCAAGTTCTTTCTCACACTGAAGAGTTTTAGCAACACTACGAATTTCGTGATGTTGTGTGTGCAAATCTTCAATCATGAGGTCAATTGCCTGCTTTTGTTTTGGAGTCATTTGATTTGATGATTACTGGACAAGATGGTACAACTCTCTTAAGTTCCACAAGTATTTCCGTCTTTTGTTGTGGAGATAAGAGAGCAATGTTCTGCAACCGATTCAGAACTCCAATCACTTGATTACAATTAAGGATTGTAGTTAGGAATAAGGAACCCATAACGGTCTCCTAGGAGGTTGAATTTATTTAGACCCCGAATCCCTTGCTCTTAACTTTTTCTTTACGCTTGGGTTTGTCAAGTACGTTTATAATATCCAAATAATCGGGAATTTGGTTGTGAACGAACCAATACCCCTGAGCGTCGGTCCAATCATCAAAAAATACGGTTTTGCCGTTTTTGAGGAGAATTTCGTAGTTGTGGCGGTCGTATGGGGCATCAGACGTCTGCGAAAACACCTCCATCACTGCACCCCATCAAACTGGCGGACAAACCGCAGGCAATCCTGAAATTCATCCCATTCCTGATCTGAAAAATTATCAGAAGCATAAGGAATTTGAACGATTGCCGCACAGAGTCGATTAACATTCAAGTAAACCATCATCTCAGTTGCCGCTGCTGGAGTTGGAGCAGAAAACGGAATGATTAGAAGAGGAATTAAATTTTTCATAGAAATTCAGTCAGAGTTGAAACAGATTTACCTTTAACTGCCTTTTTGATGTAGGCAACTGCGGTTTTATAATTGTTTGCAGTATGAACTTGTTGCCCATTATGAATGATAACATATTTTTTCTTGGTCCAAAGAACTGCTGCCCATTCACCATTTTTCGTTACATAACCATTTGGATCTCCAGGAGTGGAGTTCAAAATACCTTCGTTTTGTATGTTCATCCGAATACAGCAGTTACACCAACAATTTTAGCAGTAGGATTTCGTGCTAGGGCAGTTTTCTTAGCATCCTGATAATCTTTTGCCTCAACAATCTCATCAAAAACTTTACCCGCCACATAGAGTTGAACTTTACAACGCATTGAAATACTCCTTAATTAAAAAGAAAAGAAATGATCTTACAGATTGCCCAGATACCAAAGATACCAACCGCAATCCAAAAAAGTGCTACAAAGAAATTCCAGTAAGTTGTAACAACCCAGATTCCTCCAATAATTACTGCCAGACTAAAAATTCCACTGCCATCATCACTACTGGAACTACCAGAACTGCCGGAAAATAAACCACCACTATTAACTTGTCGTAGATTGATAATTTGTTCTGCCCCATAAATTCTCTTCAGTTGTTCCGCAGCACCGTGAGCAGTATTAGAATCAACCTCACAGTTTTGATAACCTGAACTAGAACCAAGCCAGCATTTAGCAGTCCATCGTGCCATTAGAATTTACCTCCTTTAATAAAATAAATGATCGATCAACGCTTAACCACGCTAATGGCAGGTTGCCCTTGGTTGAACACGGTGTCCACCACTGCCTGCACCTTCCTAGCGGTGCTCACGCCCACTGCAGAGTACACAGGGATGCAGACCAACCCAAAGGATTTGGTGTAGTCCTGAAGGGCACCAGGGGCGATCCTACCGCTCTGCAGGGCGGCAGCATCATCCTTATGTAGGCGGATCACCCGTCCGATGGTCTGGGAGATGCCGATGTAATCCATGGAGCGCATGAACAGCACCGCTTCCAAACCAGACACGTTAATGCCCTCACTCAGAATGCTATGGTGCAGAACCACAAACTTCTTGGAATCATCCTTACCCCAGGCACTCAGAGTATCGAAGAACACCTCACGATTGACCTTCTGACCATCAATCACAGCACCGGTTTTGGAAGTAATATACATCCAAGAGAAACCACGCTCCTGAAGTTGTTGGCAGAAATCAGTTTGAGAAACCAAAGAAACAATCTGTTTGGTTGCTTTGGAGCAAATGAGAACCTTACCCACCTCCTGAGCATCAATCGTCTGAATCAGATTCTCACAGTCAACATCAGCAACGATTTGACCCTTACCCAGCATCTCAAACTGCTGCACCACAACCTTAGGAGGAACGATGAAACCACCTTCCACCAGTTCGGGAGCAGGAACATTGCAGATCACTTGCCCATAAACAGAAGAATCATTCATGCCAGGTTTGGAAATAGTAGCAGAATGCTTAGGAGTAGCAGTGAAGAAATAGCAGCGGTCAGCAGCAGAAGCGAAGTGCTCCGTAGCAGGGAAAAAGTGACGCTGAACGGAATTGTGTGCCTCATCGAAGTAAATGGTATCAATGTGAAGGTCTGCCTGCTGCAGGCGCTGCAGAGAGTTGTAGGTGGTGAAAATCAGTTGATGCTTGTAGGCACGGCGGGACCAGTTATGAATCTCAGAAGGTTTGGTGGTGCTTTGGTGATGAGTCTCACCACTATGAACGTGCAGAACAGCAGCAGTTGTGATAAACTCAAGAAACTCACTGGAGAGTTGCTCTGCCAGAAGAATGCGAGGAGCAACCACTACGATGGTTTTAGGAGCATCAGTTTGAAACTCGCGCAGAGCATCAAAGATAGCGATATTGGTCTTGCCGCCACCGGTCGGGATAATCACCTGACCTTTGGAGTGCTTGGCAAGAGCATCCAGAGCACGTTGCTGGTGGGGGCGAAGTTGAATCATCGTTTTGCGTTTCAATACAGATATTATACAGCAAAAAGCAAGGGGACCGAAGCCCCCTTGTGCCACTAGAAGAACTGGTCCAACCCCACCGGTTCCCCAAAAGAATAATCGTATGTCAGAGCATCATGGCAAACATAATGTGGATGATCAGTTGCAACTCCTAAACGACCACAAAGTTCCTTATGGTTATCCTCCATCATCTCTACAGCATAGAGCATATGATTCAGAACATGTTTCTCATCATGATACTTGCATAAACGATTCTTTAATCCTATCAGAAAATTTCCAGATCCAGCAGAGTTATCGATAAAAGTACTGTTGGGATCTTGTAAAACTTCTATAGAAATTTCATCAATCATACTCTCGACAAGTTCTTGTGGAGTAAAAACTTCTTGAGTCTCTTTAATTCTTTCGTCAGATCTTTCAATACTAGATCCAACTTCTAGATTATGTTTATTCTTTGCCATCTCGTTCTTCCAAACACTTAATATACGTCGAGATTAAATCATTCTTTCCAAAATGTCGTCTCCCATTACAACTAGAAGCAACTTCTCTAAATGTAGGCGCAAACTCAACGAGATTTTGTATTACCTCTGGTGATCGAACTTTGAGAAAATGATGTCCTTTTGCATAGTGAGTAAAGTTTTCAGTTTTGACTCTACCACTGGGTCCTGATCCATACTCACCTACAAATACATCTGCATCAAATCTTTGCTCATAGGCAAGAAATTCAAAATCAGGATGATCACGATGCATAAAGATCTTTTCTCTTTTCT